CGAGGCTTTCCAGCTTCTTAGAGCTTCCCCAAATATCGATGATAAGCTGAAAATCTTCCCTGATCTCCCCCACTACGGATCCTGGCAGGTGGTAGGTGATATAGGGCAGCTTCAGCGGCTTGCTCGTAGATGGATCGATCTCCGGTACGCTGTCTGCACTGAAAGATTTATTTGATATGATTGATAAAGTTTCCGCTATGAACTCAAGCAACCCGATCATATTTTCATCACCATTTTGGTTAATTCTTCTATCCTGTTCAGGTTTTCGAATAGGGCAGGCACCAAGTGCGGTCTGGCCTTCATTTTGTAGGTTCCGCAGTTTACATAGGGTGCATAATGAACCGGTGAACCGATCGTTACTTCCTTTTCACCCACCCGGAATGTGTAGCTTGCCTTTAAGTTTCCGCCTACCCTTCCGCTCCCCTTCGGGTAAACCCCCACGGGGCAGCGTGCCTTAGTCTCGCCTTCCACGAAAAGCCCGATGGCTTCCAGAGCTAATTTTTCTTTAGCGGCCAACTGCCGCTTGAATTCGGGAATTTTGCTTTCATAAGCCATCTCAATCATCTTCCTCTTCAGTGAAGAAATCACGATCAAAGCTATGCGAAGATATGGCAAGATCGATCTGCATAAATTCGCCCATGTTTTGCACGTCATCGGGTTCGATCACTTCGTAGATCATCCCCTTGAACTCAATCTTATCCGTAGGTTCTATGTTGAAGGGTGAGCAGTATAGCCTGTTCGTGTTATAAACGGTGCTCTTATCGCCCGAAACCCTCTCGCTTGCGTTCAGCAGTCTCATCTTGCCCTTTATGGTTGTATGAATTTTCAAAGTTTCCTTCGTTCCGCCAAATTTATCCTTTGAGATTGTCGGCCTGTAAACCGTAAAGCTGTCGGTGAAATGCTTCTTTATCTCCTTCCCGATCATACAAATTCAACCCTTTTTTTCGGCAGCAGCCCCATGATCGAATCGGGAAAATCAGCCTTCAGGCTGATGGAGTAATCCCCCAAGCTCTCCGCCTCGACCCCCATCTCCCTCTGCAAGTATTCGGCGGCTTTTGCTACAAAGAGCTTGACGCCCCCCGGCAGCTCTTCCCCCCACTTGTTGTTGCAGTGCTCTTCTGCAAAATCGATCAGGAGGGGAATGACGGCCTCCAAATAACTGTCTAAAGAAGTGTCATCGGAAGATATTCTCAGTAAAACTTTTACTTCTTCCTTACCGAATTTCCCTTCCTGCTGCTCTTCCAATATTTTATCCAATATGCCGATCCTCCTATCAAATTTTAAGATAAGGGAAGGGAAGATTTCCCTCCCCCTTCGTCCTGTTACGGTATCTGAATAGCGTAGATCTTGCAGGTAGCAGTTTTAACCTCGATGTTAATGACCTGCTTTTTGGAGGTTTCCTCTATGTCCCCGAACCATGCAGATTCGAAAGGCCCGATGATTGCAGTTTCTGATTTCTCAACAGTCACTTCCAGATCCCCGTAAATATTTTGCCAATACTTTCCAGCATTGATGATAACTTTGGCATCTTTTAAATCATCCGTGTTTTGAGCGATCAGAATGAGCTTTCCGTCAATGTTCATTTCGACAAAAGCGGTAGCCTCATCCTGAAGCGTATAAACCTTATTCGTAGCATCGATGGTCACGCCCCCGTTCAAAACGGCTTTATGAGCAGTTATTTCGGTAGCCATATTCATAACCCCCTGTTTAATTTGGAGGGAAGGAAGAACCCTTCCCTCCATTTTTGTTCAAGTATCTCAACTGCATTATTAAGACTGATCAGCCGCTTTCTCCGCTACCGCATCGTAGACAAGGCCCACGAGAGCGTTCGGTTCAACGACTTTAGCCCCGAATACGTGCAGCCCCTTGACGGCATCGGCGAAGCTGCTTTCCGGCCTGTAGGCTTCAACCTTCAGGATCTGCTCCGCAAAACTGATCGCCTGCTTCGTTCCGGCAAGCAGCTTGCTGTACTTCGGAGAAGTCCCGACCTGCGCTACATTGTTCGTCAGATGAAAATCGAAGCCCAAAGCCCGGCCCACGAAGCCGTTCTTGAATACGTTTGTGTTATCGGTCTGCATGAGCACCCCGGCAAGGACGAGCTTCTGATGGAAATCGGGATCAATAGCCATCCAGCGGCCTTCCAATGGTACGTTTTTCTTGTCAAGCAACGCTCCTACCTGCGAAATAGCGTCAATAATTGAGCAATCGGCATCGCCTCCGCCCTTAGCGTTAATTTTAAGAGGTGTAGTTGCGCTGCCCAAAGTCTGACCCGCTGCAGTATGCAATGAAACGATATAGACATCGCAAGCGTTCCTCAGAGCATAGGCGGCCTTCCTCATGGCTTCGGCCATAACCTTCGGTTTCTGTTGCGCCGCGTCAACGTCATCCACCTTAAAGGCGAAGTAATTAGCCTGATCGATTTTTAAAAGGGTGCTCGCATCGGTAAGCTCCTGCGGAGAAATCACTGTCGTATTCTTTACGTACGGGTTAACCGTGATATCCCCGATCGAGTTGATTTTTACAGTGTCCCCGTAGTCCTTGATCTCGCCCTCATAATCCCGGTTACAAAGTGCAGCGTAAACATGCTTGTTCTGAAGTTCCTGATAGATTTTAGCACTCCAAATTTGCGGAATAAAATTATTGATAGCCACTACAAATCACTCCCTTGTTATTGTTATTTGCCTAAATTGGCAAGCGATCTTTCCACCTTCTCCCAGTTATTAATTATCTGATCATTCGTCAAAGCTTGTAACTCTTCCTTAGTGTAAAGCCCGGTATCCTTCTTCTTCTGCTTATCGGGTTCCCTGCCGTGCGCTTTGAACTCCTTCTCTACAGCGGCTTGAAGCTCCTTTTTCCAAAGCTCCTTTAAATTCAAGATCTTCTTTTCCACTTCTTCCTCGGTTTCCGCTAAGACGTATTCCTGAAAGCTGATCGGCATCTCGTTTTCCTGAAGCAGATTAATAGCACGCAGCCTAATCTCCTTCTCCCGGATCAGCTTCTCCTTCTCCATCAGCTCTTTCTCTCGCTTCTCCTGCTCGAACTTTTTCTTTTCCTCTTCCGTCATCTTCTCTTTTAAAAGCTCCTCTTTTTCCTTCTCCAAAACTTTTAGCTTTTTGACGTACTCCGTCCTCACTTTATCCGTCTCAGACTGGATCATCTTCTTGATCTTTTCCGGCGTCAGCTCCTGCTGCTCCGTATCGTCCTTCTTCTTATCGTCTTTCTTCTTCTCGTCCTTCTTCTTCTCGTCATTGACGGGATCTTTTTTCTCGCTATCCTTATCGATGGCCTTCTCGATATCGGCCCCATCGTCCGAATCACCTGCTCCCCCGCTAAAGCGGTACTTCAGCAGTTGATCCAGCCCGGCTTCTCCGGTTTCAAAAATGAGATTGTCGAACTTAAACATGTCTACCATCTCCCTTTGAGTTCTCCCTGCGGTGCAGTTAGCCCTCATAATTATTTTTGTTTTACATTGTTAAACAGTGTAAAACAATGTTTAACACTGTTTAACAGCTAAAAAGGATCACCCCTTAAAAGGTTTGATCCTCTTTTTTAAAAGGAAAAGAAAATTCCTAAAAGTCTGTTATTTGTGAGCGTCCACGTAGGATTCCCCCAAAATCCATGCGACTATCGTTCCGATTACGTACTTGAGCGTTTCCGGATCTACTAACTGCAGCTCCTCGTTAACGACTAACAGAACGGCGGTAAGCAAGGTCAGAAGGAACTTCCTGCTCGTTAGTTTCTGCCAAATGGATCTGTTTTCGATCAGCATCTCCTTATTCCCTCCTTTTTGGTGGTTCGCTGTAACCCCCCGCTCTCTGAATAGCATCCATCCATCTTTCAAAATCTTCTCTGACCTCTTTTGGTGCGCCCGGCCTCAATTTGAACCCTGCCGCCGTGCACATTACCCACTTCTTGAACCACTTCGGTGGTACTCCTGTAACCATTTTTTTATTACCTCCGATCTTTTTTTCTAAATATTATTCTCCTATTTCTCACTTTTTACTCCTCAACCTTTTGAAAGCGTCCTCTGCCGCTTTTCCCACCCTCAGTGCGTACTTCCTCGGATTCGGATTGTGATGGTACTCTGCGAAGGCCTCCGCTATGAACTCGCCCTTGCTATGCAAAGCATGGGTGCAGAAGGTGTTCATTATCGCAGTATCCATGTTAATGTAATACCCGCTATCCACCAGCCTCTGACATTCCATCATCCAATCATTATGAATATCGGTAACGTCCCTTTCCCACTGCGGATCGTTCATGTTGAAGAAGTGATCCATCTGATGGCCGAACTCGTGCGTCATTACCGATTCAACTGTATTGCAGCCTGGAGGGTGATATCTTATATTGACTGAGTGGTCCAGCTCGCTCTTGAAGAGGTTGTAATCGGAAGCGTACTTCTCGTTGAACCCAATCCCGTTGAACTTATCTATCAGATCCTTGTAAAAATCGTAGGCCTCATAGTACCCCCTATTGGTGGAGAAAGCGAACAGATGATCCTCGACAGGTTCTACTTTCAGATCCGGATAGATCACTTTGACAAGCCTTCTCGCCTCCGCCATCGTGACGTTCCTCTCCATCATGATTTCCTTCGCCGCCTTATCGAAAGCCAGATCGTACTGCAGCCTCCTGATGTGCTGGCAGCTGCTCAGAGAAGCCATCTGCTCCGCAATCTCAGGGTAAAGCTCCGCCAGCTTCGTGAACTGCTCGTTTACCCGGTTCGCTACCTCCAGATCGAAGTTCCCGTAGT